CTTGATGAATAATAATGAGCATTAATGATATATTCGCCGGGAATGATACCCCGAATAGTAACTACTTCTCTATTAATGTTTACTTTCGTTATTGTACCATCTACATTTTTTACAATATCATTTGCAAAACCCAAATCATCCTTATCCAAGTACATAAAATTAGTTACAGGTAATCTAAAATGAACCTTAGTTCCTGTTGGATCTTGTACATAAAGATCAATATCATCTGGTTGATCATGATCCCATTCCATAACAACAACGAACTCTGCTCTTCGCTCAAAGTCTTCTTTTTTCGCTTCTGGTTTTATAAGTAAAAATGCTATAATAAAAAGAAAAGCAAACCCGACAAGGATGTTGAAAAGCATATCGGTAAACCCGATAGTTGACTTATATTTATTTTTATCGAACATTGGCTAATCCACCAATATACGCTGTTCACCTACTTCATAGTTCACTAATTGAACTTTAATAATTAAAGAAGCAATCAAACCTGTCAGAGTTGTGTACAGGGCGGTTGACATTCCTTTTGCCATTGAGGCGAGGGCATCTTGTAATGTCGTGGCATCGGTAATATCTATATTTTCAAATGCAGTTCCTAACATATATAAAAAGCCTGTTACTGTTCCGACCATTCCTAATGCTAAGCAAGATTCGGCAATAAACCAACCAACATCTATTTTGTCATCAGTAACAGAAGTTATTTCTAAATCATAAGTTTTTCTTCCAATCCAAACTGAGGTAAATATAAAAATGATAATAATGAGGAAACTAAGTTTAGTAACATCTGCATAATATAAGAGTGTGTGCATGTTGAAGTAATATAATGTTCCGAAACCCAGAAGTGTTAAGCAAAATATTAACCACCATTTTAAAAGTTTACTTCCTATTTTCATTTTTCTCCTTTGTAAGTTTATCTTTCTACCTAATATTTATCTACATTTTCTTCCTCTTTATCCTCTTCCACTCTTCTGCTTCTTCAATAGTCCTAATGTTTCTGACATCGTGGTTTATTCGTCTTTTTTTCTTATTGATTTTCTTATCTTTTTTGACTTTAAAAAATTCCTCAAATGATTTAGCTACCATTATGTTTCCTTTTTCTTTCCCATAGTTTTTGTTTTCTCCTTGCATTTTTTATCATATAATTGCTGGCATATTTCAGAAATAACTTGCCCAGCATATGATCATATTCATGTTGAAATACTTTAGCTGAAATTTCAACAAATGACGCACTCATCATTTCCCCTTCTTCAGTAGCATAAGTACAATTTATTCCGTATGACCTTGTTACTGGAAAATATAAGCCGGGAAAGGTAAGGCAACCTTCTGACATATAAGATGTTTCCTCAGAATAGTGTGTAATTCTTGGATTAAAGCAAACAATACCATTATTGTCTATTCTCATGACAAACACCTTTAGATCAATTCCAATTTGACACGCAGATAATCCTATACCATCATATTTTACCATAGCCTCAAATAATTCTTCCTTTAACTTTTTAGAGTCTTCTTGAGGATTATCAAAATCAAACGGAATTGCGCGTTTTTGTAAAATTGGATCATCTTCTAAAACTAATTCTTTCATACTATCCTCGAAAAGTTTTTATGTTTTTCAAATTTTATTGTATTATTAAATTTATCACAAAGCAAGTCAGATTTATGACTAATAATAAATACATTCTGTTTACCTGTCAACTTGTTAATTATCTTTAGAAATTCTTCTGTTCCATTCGAGTCCAAAGAACTATCAAATACCTCATCCAAAAGTAGAAGATTGGTGTTCACACTGTTCTTCATCTTAGCAATCGTTCTCCATGTGAAAAGAAGAGCCAAATCAATTCTCATCTTCTCTCCCTCACTGAAAGAGTCATAAGTGAATTCGTCCCTGTGCCTTGACTTAATCTTCTCTATAAATTTTTCATCCAAAGTAAACGACACAAAGAAATCCATTGAGGCAAGATACTTGTTAATTAGTTTATTCATTATAGGAAGATACTGTTTAACGATACGTGTCTTGATTCCAGTGTCTTTTAGTAGAACATTTGCAGTTTCGTATAGTTGTTTCTTGAAGGATAATTGCTCTTGTTTTTCATTACATATCTTCAACTCTTCTTTGAGTTCCTTCAGTTTCTTGATTTTCTCATCGACATCATCTTCTCTATTTTCTATCTCTGTAATTTGTTGTCTAAGTTTGTTTATGTACTGAGAGATTGCCTGAACTTGATTTTGTTGTTGAGTAATAGTAAATTGACTTTTAGTAACTATATCTAACTTAGTTTTAACCTTATCAATCTTATGAGAAAGTGTAACCAATGCATTCCTTCCTTCATGCATTTTTCCATGTTGCTCTGATATCATCTTAGTTTTATGATCATCACTCAAATCTTGATTACAAATAGAACATGTATCATTTTCTTCGTAAAATTCTATTTCATTTTCCGCCTTTAGAATATTGCGCTCTATTCCTTGTTGAAATGATTGTAATTTACTAAGTTCTTTTGTAGTATTATCATTGGAAATTGAATCTAATAATTTTTCTATTGCATCATTTAATTTTTTAATTTCTTCTTCATTAAATTCTATATCACTTTGATTCTTTTGTATTTGATTAGTCTTGGTTTTCTTTAAATCATTAATTAATTCTACAGTAGTGTCTATTTTACCAGAGGATAATTCTTTTGCAACATCATTGGAAAGGGATTCTTCTTTGTTTTCTGATACTTTAATCTTCAGTAGCGCATTCATCACAGAAAAGATTTGAATATCCAGCAGATCTTCAATGATAGCTCTTCGGTCAGTTGCTTTCAATTGCATGAAGGGCACAAAAGAAGATGAACCCAATAATACAATTTGAGTAAAAGATTTGAAGTTTAATTTGAGAATAGTTTTTTCAAGATATTCTTGTTGGTCTAAAGATTTAGCATCTTGATTCAGGCGCTTTCCATCAATATAAATTTCAAAGATATTTTTCTTGATTCCTCTACGGACCTTATAGGATTTGCTTCCTATACTAAATTCCGTTTCTACCAATAAACCACCATCATTAACAGAATTTACCAGTTGTGGTTTGTTGATTTTTCTAAACGGCTTTCCGAATAATCCAAATGTTAAAGCATCCAGTACTGTAGATTTTCCCGATCCATTATCCCCAATAATTAATGTTGTAGAACTTTTGTCAAATTGAATCTCTATAAACTGATTCCCAGTACTCAGTAGATTTTTCCACCGAATATTTTCAAAATGTATCAAAACGAAATTTGCGCCTCTTTTAAAGATTCTACGAACTCTTTGGCATCTTCTACAACTTTCTTTTCTGATTGTTTTATTCTTGCTTCAAGGATATCTAACTCTCTTCTCATTTTCGCTACTTTTCTTGCATTATCAGCTTCAGTTTTTTTCTCTTCAAGAAATTTAAGAGATTCTTTCAAAGCTTTATGTGTACTAGTGATCGTCTTGATAGACATTAGTACTCTTTTAATAGTTGAGGTTTAGTACCATTTTCAAATTGATATTCCGAATCTTTCAACAAATCACGTAAAGCAATATTTACTAATTGATTTAAGGTTATATCTTTTTCGTGTGCAAGTAGTGTAAGTGTAAGAAGATCACTTTCTGGTAATTCTATTTCTACTTCTGTTGTAGCCTCTTTTGGTTCTCCTATTTTAACACTCGCAAATGCATTTCTATCACTTTCCCTCTCAATCTCATCCATATCATAATTGGACATTTTTTCTTCCTTTCTTTTTTGCAGCCTTTCGGCATAAGTTTCCATCATACTGTTTCTATAGTTAATGCTTCGTTATATAATGACCTCATTAATCCATCTAATTCTACTTTATTTTTAACATTCAAAGAATCTACATGTTTACTCAAAATAGTTAGCGTATCTTGAGCCTCATCAATAATATCATCATCATTAATATCAAAATCGGCAAAGTTTTCAACTACCACCAAATCTGAAACATCTACTTCATACAATTTATCTAGCATAGTATCAAACCAAAAAGGATTGGTTTTCTTCTGTATTACCACCTTCACATAGGTATTTTTATATTCATTATAATCTCTTTCTGTTATTGTTTCAAATGTCTCATCGTCATCATTATAGTAAATTTTATGAAACATTCTATAGGGGTTTTGTATGAATTCCAAAGTTCTTTTGTCTGTATCGAAGATGTGGAAGCCTCTGGGGTCTTTATAATCACTCCATGTTATCTCATAGGGGTTTCCAAGATAGAAAACAGTTCCATTATCAGACTTATGGTGGAAATGACCACTCATGGCCATATCAAATTTATCGAAAATATGGGATTCAACACCTTCATTATTCCATGATCCGATATGTTGTTCAAATCCCTTAACCTCTAAATGCCCCATAAGAATCTGGCATTGCGTATTCTGAATTGCTTTCATACACTCACCATAATTTTCTTCACATATCCACGGCATCATGAGTATTCCCAAACCATCAAAATCAACTTCCTTTGGCGATGAGTACATCCAAGGTTCTACTTTTCCTTCAGCAGTTGTAAATATTTCTTCTAGGGAATTTAGTTCGTTGGTGTTCTTGTGGAAAGTATCGTGATTGCCTATAATTATGTGAGTATCTATGCCTAGTTTCCATAATCGTTCAACAAAATTTGTGCGTAAGTCATTTAATATTTTGAAGTTAATAAATTTTCTGCGGTCTACAACATCGCCCAAATGAATGCACGTCTTGATGTTGTGCTCTTCCAAGTATGGGAAAAACACGGTATCATAAAACTTTCTAAAATAATTCAGGAATGTAAGAGAATCTCCGCGGGCTCCCCAATGAGTATCCGTGATAAGAGCTATCTTCATAAAGCAGCGCTCATAAAAAGTTCTAAGTTTGATTCTGGTTTCTTAATGATCTTCTTTTTCCTGCTCTTTTCAAAATTATCTACAAATTCATCTACTGTTACTCTAAAGTCTGAATTTCTAAAATCAGAATTAACCTTATAATCTTCATCATAATTCATATATTCCACATATTCCGGGCTTATTTCATAGTTCTGCATGCTCTTATACTTTATATATAATTGCTTCTTTTCTTTCTGTATTCTTCTGATAAAAGCATAATATATTATCTGGGTAAAATATGCAAACGGATTCTTGGATTTATCTGGATCAAAATTGTGAATATAATGCAAACAATTTTCGATGCCATCAGATATCATATCATTCTTAAATGCATAATTTATAAAATTTGGTCTGAAAGACAATCTTTGTGCAATCTTTAAAAATACAGATCCCAAATATTCTGAAATTATAGGAAGTTCTTCATCATCATTACTTTTTGATATTTTATATTGTCTTTTGTATTCAATCATTTCTTCTAAAAACTTTGCATTATCCACATAGTGAATAGTCTTTTTTCGTTTTGCCATTGTATTACCTAAGTTGGGTTAATATATATACGCCTGATCATACCACGTAATACCTATTTGTCAAGTTATTGGAGATGGGGGACTTGACATTTTAAAATTCCGTGGTATGATCAGGTGTAGGCACCGAAAAGGGATTTGCTAGTTCATTGGTCCAGTAGGTTCAAAATCAGCTAATACTTTTGACATTCTTGCCATAGCATTATTTGCAGATTCTTCATTGGTTTCTCTTACAGTATTCAAATAGAATTCTTTATATTCCTCTCCTAAGTTGGAAACTGACATTATACATCTTGCTGCTAGCGGTACAAATGTTGTATCAGTAAAGGGTAACCATTTTAATAATGCTAATTGAATTTGTTTAGTTTCATCATCATGTTTTACTAAAACTCTCATAGGCCAATGCAATTCTAAATATCCATTATCTTTACTTTTATCTGTAACAATTACTTTAGAGAAAAGTATTTCACCATTATCAAGCCTTATTACTTTTATATCTTTTTCGTCTAACTGTGGCATTTATACCTTTAAGGAAACGTTATAAATTTTGTATGGAAATTTCTCTTCATCATATATCTTAATTCTTTCCTCAAAATGTTGGTAAGCATAGTTCTTTCTGTTTCTCCAACATAAATCATCTGTAATATCATATAATATAGTCTCTTCTTTATTTTCAGACAATCTCAGTCCTCGACCTATTGACTGAAGGTTTCTGATGCGACTTTTAGAAGGACTAGCGAAAATGATGTTATGAAGATTCCTAATATTGATCCCAGTACTAAATACACCATAACTTGCAACGATAATGGCATCTTTCTCTTGTTCTGCAATTTCTCGTATTTGTTCTCTTGTAACAGTGTCTGTTCCTCCATATACAAAAAAAGTTGTCCTATTGCTGACATCTGCTTCCTCCTTAATCATATCGTATAAAACACGGCCTTGCTTTTTCACTAATCGGAAAAGCAATAAAGTATTAGTCTTCATCGATAATACTAGGTTACTTATATATTTATTTCTTTTTTCATGTGTAACCAAATATTCCAACTCATCCACATACTTACTTTTCCTCAATTGATAACAAACCTCTTCTGGGTATTTTAATATTAAAATTTTTACACTAAATGGTGTTAGTTGTTTTCTGTCTATCAGTTTCTTGGTTGTTGTAACTTTACATATCTTACCGAACAACCCCTCTAGTACCAATTTGTGTGTTTGAGTTCCATCTAGCGTTCCGGTAGTGCCTATTCTATATTCAGCATTTGTACACTTAGTCATCAATGTTGTAAGAGATTTGGATTTGAATCCGTGAGCTTCATCGCCTATTACCAATTTGTATGGTTCAAAAGTTTTCTTTGATAATTTATATATTGATTGCCATGTCGAAATAATAACTTGCTTATCTGATACCTTGTCCCGGCCTGCATAAACTTGATGGCAATGATTATTTACATCCCACCCATATTCTCTAAAATCTCCAAACATTTGGGACACTAAAGAAGTAGTTGGTACAATTATTAGTGTCTTTACATTAAGTGCTCTTACGATTAAGTATATGATTAAGGATTTTCCACTAGCGGTAGGAGATACTAGTAAAGTTTTTCTGTATGATAGAGCATGATAAAAAGCGTCAAGTTGATAATCTCTGGGAACGAATGGTAGTTTCAGGTTTTCAATGAATGACTCATCTCTTTCGATCTTTCTGGGTTTCCACCAATCACCATCAGGTATTACCTTATAATTTCTGTGTTCCGCAAATCTGTAAATGTATTCCAGCAATCCACCATACAAAACTCTATTATAAATGTTAAACAATCTTATTTTACCGTCCCAGAGTTTCATTCGGTACGATGGCATAAACGTATAGCCGGGCACTGTAAAGGTAAAATAATCACATAGTTCTTGTGCAACAGAAGATTCACAGGTAACCTTGAGATATACCTCATCTTTCTTAGATACCTCAATAGTGTCACTTTGTGACACATTTGTTGTATTAATGACCTTCTGTAAATTTTTTCCAATCGATTGCATTTTTAATTAGATATCCTCTGGTAGATAACCCCTTTACTATGGCTTCAAGATAGTCAACTTTCTCTTCTTGTAACGCAAGTGATCTTTTTGAATCTATTATATCATCATCTGCATCCACATATTGTTCTACATCAGCCTTAAGCAGTTTATGTTGAAATGGCTCCCAATCAAGGGCTTCCAATTCTTCGCCACTCATTCGACCACCGTAATATTCCTTTTTTAGTTTAATAAGTTTACTGTGATCATACCGCGAAGATTTAAGTCTCAATCTTTCGTTAGAGTGCAGTATTAAATATTTATTGTGTAACTGTGGGATTTTTACAGATTCTTGTGCTAATTCTGTTTCATCTATATTACAATCACTGGTCCATAATTTTTGTATTTCTTCAAACTTCATAAATCTTTTAATTTTCTGAGAACAACCATTGTGCCCACTTGTTCTATTATTTCGGCATAACCTTCTTCAATCCATTCATCTATAAATTTGGTTACTCCTTCACAGCCCGGATCAGTATAATCATGACAAAGACACGGTCCATTCAAATAATTCCAATGATGATAAAAATCTTTTTTGATTCCTTCGTATGAATGATCACCATCTACAAATAACAATGACAACGGCATATTTTCCATTGCATGGCTATTATTGACTCTAATATCTATTCTTTCTTTTTCTTCGTAATCATTTAACCAATCATCTGCATCGGGGTCATGACATCCCTCGACAACATCAACTGAAACTACTTTTACATTGGAACCATGTGTTGCCAAAGCAAGTAAGACGGTTGATCCCGCCCAGTATCTACCTATTTCTAATATGGTATCATTGTCATCACGCCAAAGACGGGCATACTTATACAACAATCCAGCTTCATGTAGATCTAATCGTATAATATCTCTTGTTTCTCTAGGGGAATTAAATAACCATAATAATTGTACAAAATCAGCCATATTTCATCATGTATTTATCAAACTTTTAATAGTGTATTCAGTATATTTGAAAGAAACGGAAGCTTGCTGATATGTTGGATCTGCGGTGGTACTATCAAATTCCAATGCTGATAAACTAATAGGAAATAATTGTTTGAAATGTGCTTCCATTGTGGGATTCATTGAACTACTTAAAATAGTTAATACTCCAGATGTATATGAAGGATTACCTATTATCCATTTATATATTTCCATCCAATTTTTTAAATATTCATCAACAAGAAATGATATAGTAAGTTCTTCATATGAAATTGTTCCTGTACTACGAGCAAACCCTTGTAGTTGAGGAAGCCCTATTTCCATAGGAGAAAGGGAAATTCCAGGTAACGAGGCGGTTTGTACAAAGAAAGAAGTCTCTGGTAATGCTGCAATATCAAATTTAAATTGAACATCTGCCAAGGGATTCATATTTTTTGGTTGATTTGCTAAACTTGCCATATTTCCTTTTCATCGAGGAAGTGTAAATTTTCTTGAAATGAGCCATCTGAAAACACATATCCACCATAATTAACCCAATAAAATTCTATACTAGGAAAC